TCGTACCATTCACTATCCGCCCTGATGATGTCACCTCTCTCACCGGGGCGGATAACTGAAATTTCTTGTCCGTCTGAGTTTGTAACATAAATATCCTTATCTCCTCTATTAAGAATGGAGACAGAACTTCCTTCCGTGATATCGGCAGGAAGGACAAATGTAGAGTCTGTTGCAGGATCTACAACAAGAACTTGGTTTAGTTGATTTTCTACGATAGGAACTGGGACTTCAACTCTTTTTACTAAACCGCCAGTGCCAGTAACAAGTACGCCATTATAATCAAATTCTACGCCTACTGCTGGATTTGTAGTTACGCCAATCGCAGTCCAGTTTATATTTCCAACTGTAAGAATTTGATATCTAAATCCTCTAATTAATGAGGAAGATGTTGGCGCAAATTCAACTGTTTCGTTTCTTCCTCCATTTACAGAAACTGTTTGTATTGGCCCAGAAACCCTCTCTATAGGCAAGGATTCAAGATATCCACTGACTACATCAGAGATTTCTCCCGCCCCGAAGTCATCCCAAGGTACAAATTTAAAATAGTACCAAACTCCTGTTTGTAATCCATTTGAAAGCCTTATTTCATTGAGATAAGATCTTGTTCTATAAAGACTTGGATGCTTGTACAGATTGCTATTACCAAGAATATCTGGCTGAAAATCAGAAGTGTCGCCAGTATAAACATCAACTGACCAAACGTCTTTATTTGAAATTGACGAGTAGCAATTAAAAATAATTTCACCCTTTGAAATTTCTTCAGTCAGAACCGTAAAGCTTATGCCTGAAAATCCTGTTTGATTTGTCCCAGTTATTTCTGACAGATTTGAAAGACCTAGTGGATTACCAAGTGTTCTTGGAATTTCGCGCCCTTCTCCAGATCCATATTCGACATAGTGTCCAGATCCCCAAACTTCTCTTGGGATCGATCTGTCTACATTTGCATTATAATATTTATCTAGGTCATCGTAGGCATAGACATAAGCCTTGAAGTCTTTTTCTCCAGAACCTTGATAATTAATATTAATACCGTTATATGTCGGAACGGAGGTTGTACCTGTACCATTTAAGCCAGTTGCACTTTTGAATGCCCCAGAAATATCTTGGAATAAAATCTCACGCTCTTCATCCTCGCTTCTTAGAAGCGCATTTGTTGCATAGTTTCTAAGACCAGATCCAAGAATACCTTGGGCGCCGCTTCCCCAGAAAGCTAACCCAGTGAAATTTTTGTTGCCAAAGAATCCAGACAGGATATAATACGGAGAATTCTGATAGGAATCAATAACATCTATTCTTGAATAGTGCGGCTTTACATTGTAAGCATAAAAGTTTCCTGTTTTTGAAAGATTGGTATTGTCAGTTACAACGACTCTCAGTCCCAGATTCCTATCTCCATAGATATTTTGATAATCAGTTGTTTCTCTGCTTGTCAGTCTCTTATTCTCTTCTTGTGTAATTGTGTAAGAAAATCTATCATATGCTTTGATTGGAGCAGTTAAAGCCTGACCGGCCTCATCAAGGACTTGAACTGAGATATTTGGCGGCAAATCGACAAACGGATTTGCTAGCATTTTTTCGACTGAATCTATAATCCCGCCTGTTGGATCTATGTATTTCCATCTAAAAGTTAAGTCTTTAGATGTGAAATTGCCTTTCCCCAAGCCAGCCATAACGCCGCCACCAACGTGATAAATAGAATAATCCAAGCTGCTTGTATCTGCCGTATCAATTGTAAAACCGCTTGGAATAGTCGAGGTTATTGTATAACCGCCAGCACCAGTAATGGTCGCTTGAGGCAGAACCATTACTCCGGTCGAAGCCGCGCCGTTTGACAAAAATTTATAAATGGATGAACTTATTGAATATACGTCAACGTCAAATTGGCCCCAAGTTTCACGGATCGGGATTGTCAATGAGGTTGTGCCAGATGGGGCAAAATAAGGTTCAACTATGGCATCATTTTCTATGGAAGTAGTTGAATAGTCTGGTCTGCTAACATATATTTTATAACCACTTATTGGGCTGGCGCTAGCCTGCCAAGATATATTTAAACCTGTTGGCACTGAGCCACTTAGAGTAACGCCGGTTGAAGTTATTCTTGCTGGCGCTTCTGGCTTAATGACGATATCGTATGGAGACTGCACATAAACAGAAGGAGATGTGTCAAGAATATCCCTTTCGACAAAATCCTGTTTTTCTTTTAAATACTCAATTCCAACTACTGAATATAGATTAGCCTCTTCTTCTTTTACTCCGATAGTTTTGTATAGCTTGGGCTCAACACCAGAGCCGCTTAAAACATACAGACTTCCTTCCTGAACGCTAGTAAGATTTTTAGGCAAGGTGTCCACATCAAGATCATAAAATCCTCTTGGATATCCAGTTCCGATCACTAAGCCGCTGTACCCAAGTCCGTTGCTTTCTGCAAGGTTTGCGATGTCAGACTGACCTAATGTTCCACCTCCGACATAAACATCGATATCAAGGGCAGCAAACGCAGAAGAAATGTGAGATGAAGTTAGGGTGGTATTTAAATAAACTTTAGAAGATCCATAAAAATCTTTAGGAAAGCCAATGGTGGAATATCCTAAATTATTGCCAATTGCCCATTTCGATCTTGCTGTGCTGCCAGCGTCATAATCGCTAGTAAACAATTGGGAAGATCTTTCGTGAGATCTTGTGCAGACATATGGAACGGATACGCCTGCGTTTGTCACCTTTACTTTATTGCCGACCGAGTATGCTCTGCCCGCCTCCCATTCGGGAAACACAGACTCTTGCCTATTTCCTACGTCAGCCTGAACAATAGTATAAAACGGACGGAGTCTTGAAAATGCCAACAAATCTCTGTAAGTAAATTTTATCTTACCAGTTTCAGAATTACCCTTCGAAGCTCTCTCAAGAATTCTGTATCCATTTTTAACAAATACTCCAGCGTAACCAAAGGTAGATGAGCTAGATGCAATATCGTCGCCTATTCTAAATACTTCTGTCGCAGCTGCGCCGGTAGCCCAAGTAACGCTTGGACTAAAAGTATTGCTTAATTGATTACCTCTGGTATAAACCAGAACAACTTCATCGGCATCTGCGGCGGTATAGACAGAATTTGTCCAAAAATCATTTAAGTCACTAATAGCCCCAGATGCTTCAACTGCACCCGCTGCGGAAATTCTGAACATTCTGATTTCATTGGAGCTTGAGGTGCCAGTTACGACTCCGTTGATTGACAAAGTACTGCTAGTCGAAGCATTAAAATTAATTTCACCAGTCCAGTTTGGAACAGCAGCTAGCCCAGAAACTAACTGACCAGTGCCACCAGATCCAGAAATTGTAATGTCTATATTGTTTTGAGAGAATACCCCTGTCACATCTGCATAAGTCACAGTATCCCATTTTGGATTGCCGTTTAATACAGTATGATCTGGCAATGCGTAAACAACACCAGTGAGAACGGTCTCTCCAGTAATTACCCCACCGCCAGAAATTCTACCCTCTATTGGATAAACTTCAGTTTTTGCCGACTTTAAGAGAAAATCTCCCGTGACAGTGATTGTCGCGCCATAAGAATCATCTTGAACAGTATGGATGTTAAACTTTCTTATTTGCTTCTGCCTTCTAGCGCGGATTTGCTCAAGCGTTCCAGTAAATCCGCCATCACTGCCAGTCATATAGTTTAAATCAGAAACCGCATAGTTGCCTGATGGAACGTGAATATAAATACCTGATGCCAGCCCAGTTTGAAATTCGCCATCAATTTTAATTGTATTCGCTGAAGCATCGACATCTAGGATTCTGCCGAATGTTCTGCCAACATTTCTAACTTCATCGCTGACTGCAAAGATGTCACCAGGCTGTAAGTAAACAGCCTCCAACCCACCGATAAAAGAAACAGTATCGGCCTCAAACATTGAACTGCAAAGAATATAGCGGCCAATTCTTCTTGCTTCAGATCTTGAAGTGCAGCCTGCCGCATTTACTTTAAACGGGTTAATTCCATACTTTCTAATTCCTTCGATATCTTCAACCAACTCCATTTTAGTTTTGAAGTTATCATATTTATCATTATATACAATCTCTACACTGGTGTATCTTTTATTTCTGACAGTTTCTGTATAATTAAACAGGCCATCTTTTACATTGGCATTGCCAAAATAAAGCACTGGCTCTTTGGGACGGTCAGCAAAGAAAGAGAATCCTTCAGTATTCCAATAGACGATTCCCTTGAAAATTGCCGCAATATCCTGAATAACTTTGTAAGCTTCGTCCTTATTAAAAAAGATTATATTACAAGTGTATCTTGGTTCTAGACCACCCTTGCCATCTGGGACACCTCTGAATTTACCATCATCATCAACAGCGTCGCAGTATCTTGCAATGTCGTACAGCGTCCACTTGTCTACCGAGCTTGAATCGATGAAGTTGCCTAAGCCGTAATTAGGATCAGTAATAATATCATACAGCACCCAAGCAGGATTATCAGTCCACGCGATTTTAAAAGTGCCATCCCAGTCTCCATAATAGACCTTATTGCTGTCGTAAAAGTTGTTATCACAGAACTGTTGCAGCTTACTATCAGAGTCGTGCTGCATATTAAAAGCGCCACCACCACTATCATTACCAAGCTCTCTAAGTGTTCTTGTTCCAGAAAATTGTGCATCTACATAAAAATAATATAGCTGTATGCAATTTTCTCTAGCGTGATTAAGCAAGATTTGGTAAGTGGAAGGCGACATTATTTCAGGAGTAGAACCTGAGAAATAAATCACTTTTCTAACTGTATTGGACCAAACAGACTCTAATACAGAGTCTTCTGAGCTTTTACCAACTTGATCAGTGATACTGAACTGGCTTTTTCTTAAAAAGAAATTGGCAATCGTTGTTTCTGCTGGGTCTGTGATTGGGCTATTTTGTAAATTGTCTGCCAGCGCATCGAACAGTCGCTTGTAAAGATTAGTTTGATTATTGCCAGCCGAATCTGGAACCTCTAATTCAAAAAACAAATCAGTCTGATAATATGTAAAGCCGTTGATAACATCGCCGGTTGACTCATTAATTACAGTGTTAACGCCATTTTTCGTTTGCCAGATAGAAGCCCTTACGTTAGTGTAGCCAGAAATTAATTTGCTTAAAAACTGCGCTAAATTTCTTCTGAGTAAGCTTCTTGTCCCAGCGCCCATATTCTGGTCAACCATAAAGATGACATCAAGAGTAGTTGGGTTCGCAGGGTAATTTGGATTTGAATAGACATATCTGCGGTCTAATCCATTACCACCAAGAGGAAAGTAGTTAGAAGGCACTTTAACCTTCTTCATTTTCACATCGTACTCTCTATTTGGAATGCTAGAGAATGTTCTTGAATCAAACTTTAGACCAACGTGCGCTGTAAGTGGGTAAGAAAAATTGCGATCAATTACTTCGTAAATTCCATCGACACTGATATCCTTTTTGACCAGAGGACTTACTGTTTCAGAACTTATTTTTTCAATTGTTACATACCTGTCTTTCCCGTCAATGGATGGCGGCAAAATTATCTCAGCCTTGTTATTTGCCATTTCTGACAGATAAACAAGATTATTTTCAAGCGTGCCATTTAGCGATTGGCCATCATCTCCATTAGTGCCTTGATCGTCCATTTTATTATATTAAAATTTAAGCTGTAATTGTAAAGCTTCTTCTATTATCGGTAGTTCCAGAAGCTGTTAGTCTAACAGGAGGATTATTTGGAGAATGAGCGTCTATGTGAACGTAATGGATTCCCAATCCAAGTTTTTGAGTTATTTCTGCTGGTATAACAAAGCTAAATACTCCGCTACTATTTATTTCTGTAGCTTTACATTCTACTTGATAAGCTGGCAAGCTATCGGGCGGGCCACTGCGACCGATATCAATTTGAGCAGTAACTTTGATAGCTGGCTTCAACTCTAAAAGAGTCGCGCCATTCATTAATTTATATGTTGCAGTTCCTGATAATGTTATTGTCGATCCCCTAGAGAAGCTAGAGCCTGATAGAGTATCAAAAACAGCAGAAGCTGAATTTTCTCCCACAGCCAAAGATGCGTAAACTATTCTATCAAAAGCGGTTGGAACATATTCGTCATCTTGTCTTCTTTTTAATTGGTATATGATAGGAAGAATATTTGAGTAATTTCTTGGGTTTAGTTTTGAAGCTAAATCTTCTTCTCTTGTTTTTGGTAGTGGCATTATAGAGGCTCCTGATAGACCATTCTCCTGAGAGCTTCCTCACTGGAGACAGCGTTGAGAATTCTAGAATCTTTAGATGTGTTAATGCTAGGTATGCCAGCAGTATTAAATACTGAGCCTCCAAAAGTGCTTGGGTTGGCGTAAGGACCAGCAGCGCCATCAAGAGTGGACGCTTCTTCTCCCACCATATAAGCGCACGGGCTAAGAACTAAGCCATCAATAACGACTCTTTTGGGCGTAAATACCTTTGATCCTTCTAGCCCATATCTTACCATAAGCTCTACTGAGCTTCTCTTATTCATTCCCATCTTACCAGCTTCTCCTGGTGCTTTGCCCTCAGAGACCGTGTCTGACAACTGTTCAATTATAAAAGCAATTTGTATTTTTTTGACATCCTTGTTTCTGATATGATGAACATAAATAAATGGATCTTGCGGTAAGTCAGGCCAGCCATTCTGACCCTTTGCCCAGCTGGTAAAATTTTCTTTTGGTAACTCTGGTCCGGTATAGTTTCTGCCGACAGGTCTAACATCTTCTTCATTTGGGTTTATTTTACCAAGTAATTTAAAATTAGCGGGCTTATAAATATAGACCTTATTAAAATTAGCTAAAGGCTTTTGATTTTCTGTGCCAAGATTGATTTCCATCAAAATGTTTCTGAAATTATATTCTCCAGCGGAGTTCATAGCGGGAAGCTTATTTAAATAAATACCTTTCAGCATATCTAAGCCATAAACTTTTCTACCAAATTGATCCACAAGTCCATAAATCGGACCTTCGCAAAGAGCGTCTACGCTATGAGAAATAGACATAGACTTCATTAAGTTTTGGTTACGATCAGGTGGAACCAGTCTTGGCACTGGTGCCTTGTCTCCTTTGGCGCCCTTAATGAACCTATATTTATTTAATATTTTCATTATGCACTATAGTTATTTACAGGAATAGATGTTTCTTTTACCCCTTTAAGCGAAAGTTTTGAATCCAAGAATCTAACTTTTACTCTAACTGGCGAAGTAGTCAGTGTTACGCCATCCAAACTTACTTTGCAATTAAACTTTGATTCATAATATGAATAGCCGTTATCGATCTCTCCGTTCTTTGAAGGTCTTTTAGCCGAAAACTGTACGACTCTGTTGCCCTCTGATGATCTTGACTCGGCATAGTTGTATACATCTTCGAACACAAGACCAGTTCCGTTAGCTGCCGTACCATTTGTTTTTGTAAAGACTGTTCCAATTCTTGGTGAGCTTGCTCCAATGCTTCCCCAATTAGTAGTGTTGCCGAGATTAAGAATTTTATACTGTCTTCCGCTTACCATCTGATCTAGCGGAACTCCCCAAGATCTTGGCATAAATTTGCCACTTTCAGGTAGATTAATATCGGAAATTTGTCTATATTTTAATTTATCTGCTGGAATAACTTTAAAATCAGAATAGCCCCCATCCCAATTAGTATCATACTGGTAATAAAAACTAATACCTTCTGAGCCCAGACCATCTTGGAATCTTGCGTATAAATGATGATATCCGGCAGTTAGCAAGATTTCTCCGCTGCTGGACGGCATTGCTGCAATCGAAGCGCTGTCAGTTGGACTTGCGAAACCGTGACCGCTATACCAAACGCTAGCAGCTTGACCATCAATGTACAGATCAGCCGCATCATCAGAGTCTATCTTGAAATTGTATTTAACAACTGGATAACAAAGACCATCACCAGTGCTTTGATAAGAATTTTTAACAAACGTGAGCCCAAGCTTTGGAGGAATAGCGGCCCCGCCCGCGCCAGTTAAACCAATCGCCGCCCACTGCCCTGTGTCGCCAACTTTAATAATTTCATACATTACTCCAGCAGTGGTATCTGGAACCTGCCTCTTCAAGTTGCTCACCAATGGGATATACAAGTAACCCATCATTTCCATAGCATAATTATCAACGCTGGTCGTGTTGCCGCGAACACTTTGCTCATTTGTGGCCTCAACGATTCCCTCATACACGCCTTCGTATTTGAAGGCGGGCATCCCGCTGATAAGCTGGTCAAACTCTACCTTGCCAGTTGGTGAGGAAAGGCCAGTCCAGAATGGAGCATTGCCAGTATTTGTTCCTGTAGATGGTAGATGACCAGAAAATGTTGATAGGGCTTTATAAATTCTTTCTTGACTTGGCTCTAAAATTTTTCTCCAGTGAGTTGTTCTTACAGTGTTTCCTGCGCCAGTTGGGATACCTCCGGTTCCGCTAAATCCACTGACAGCTTGAAAATAAGTACTCTTTTCACTCCCTGTTGGGAAGTTTACAAGCTCTCCACTATTATACAAATAAGTAGAATCCCAATCAGAAATTGATAATTTTGCAAATTGAGTTGGGCCATACTTGACCAAATCTCCAGACACATATTCTGCAAAATAATTCGGATCTGAACTTGTTGTATTTCTGTATTCTGACAGAAGCTTGTAATCCGCTGGATGATAGGATCGGTAAACAAGTCCGCTCTGGAACGAGTATGGATACTCAATATAAATTTGATTCTTGGTTGAATCCTGATTCAGTAAAGACCACTCGTATTCGATATCTTCATCATATGTGTCTAGATCAATATTTGAGACAATCTCTCCGTTTCTTTTGACGACGACTTCTACAGGACTTGAAGTGACCTTGTAAGCGTTCTTGGATAAAATATCAATGTACGAGTTTACAATTGTCGCAGAGGCAAATGAGACAGTATCATTCATATCCACAGCTTGATTTGTGGAGAATGAATCTTGAATTACTCCATCTGTGGAATCTGGCGCTTCATTTACAAATTCAAGGCTGGTATAGTCATCAACCGGCTTATCTACTGGAGCCATCAACTGCTTGATGTCCATATTCAAAGAATGGTGAGTGGCGCCAGCGCTGATCTGAGAGCCGCCAATTTTTAATCTACCGTAGCCAACTGGTATAGCTTGTCCCTGAGATGCATTATTGGGTTTATTACCAAAAAGATAAGATTTTCCGCCAGCTTGAACTTCTTGGTTGAAGTCTGGTTTTGGCGGTGGGAACAAAAGACCCATCACACCTTGCAAGACTAGGCTGGCACCAAGACCTATCAAAGTTGAACCAAGAAGCGAAAGCGAGCCCCCAGCAGAAACAGCCGCACCAGTTGTTGTTAATGCGCCCGCCGTTCCAAACCAAGCCGCGCCAAAAGCTCCTGCTGCACCAGCAGTAAGAACTATTGCCAAAACTCCGACAGCAATTAAAACCCCATTTTTTCCTGCTCCCCATACAATCGGCACAATGTGAACTTCCTTTGGAGCTTTTTTAATCTCAAGCTCCTCTTTAGTTTTTATGACTTCTTCGTCAACAACGACACGATAATGAACTCCCTTTGCAGCAAGCCTTTTAATTTCTAAGTCAAAGTTTCTTTTGTTTGCCTTGATTGCAAGAAAAGCCTCCTTTGGAGACTCAATGTGAAAATTGAATTCGTGCCCAAACTTGTTTCGCAGTTCACCGTAAAGAAAAACTTTAGTCATATTGTTTCTTTAAAATTTGCACAAAATCCTTGTTAACGTGAATTGATTTTGGCAAAATAAGATTAAACTTTTCGGACTTTTTACTATAGATCACAAAAGGAATGCACGAATTCTCACAATTAAATTGGTCAAACTTTGACTCAAGCTCGCCAGAATCTGGATGAGTATGATAAATTGCCGCCAATTTGCCTGTTTTAATCTTCTTTAAAATTTCGAGCGGGTGAATTTCAAATATATCATTTTGATAAACTGCCACATTCTTGGCTGGCTCACTTACCAATTGACCGTCTTCAACCAAAACAAAGCCGCAGACTTCGGCGTCGGATGTGTTAGCGTGCTCAATGATGGATTTCATATTACGACGAAATTGAATACTCCTCTGTTCCGGGGAATCCGCCAAACGGCAAGTAAGACTTGTTTCCAAATCTCATTTTGCAGCCCTCTATCGTTCTTGAGCACTGATCAGCAACCCAGTATTCTTTATTAAATAATGGGCTTTTGGCAGGAGTTGCCGTGTGGTTTTTTAAACAAAAATAAAATCTTTGCAGCGGCTCCCAATTTGGAATGGAATTAACATCGCGCTTAGTGACCTTGACATTGTGATTTTCAATGTAAACATAATCGCCAACTCGATAGTTCGTGTTGTTTTGCCAGCGGCCTGCAAAGGTTTCTCCCATCACACTATCCTTATCCAAAGAAATCGATTTGCTAATCGAAAGCGTAGTATAAAATCTTTGGCTAGATGTCAAAGATCCATACTCGGTTGGATCATAATAAAACCTAGTTGATGGGAGAGAAATGAAGGATGATGAATTTGGAACTTTGTAAGTTAAGGTTAAGTATTGGTCTCCTCCCAATCCATTAGCTTCAAAAAATCTTATCACAAGTCTATGATACCCTTCTGGTAATGTTATGCTGCCAGAGACATTTACAGTTGACCCGTTAGAAGAATAACGAGAACAAATGAGCGTATTATTGATAAATAACTCTACACAATCATTCACTTGAACTTGAAAAGAATAAGTCCCGCCCTGCCCATAATCAACTTTAAAGTATCCTAGAAACTCGTAATAATAATTATCTGCCACCTCTGGAGTAGTCGCAGAGACTAATGTTTCTGAACTTGCTAAATAAGAGGCGGCAGCTATGGCGCTAGTAAAAGAAGCGTTGCTTGTAGGCATTGTTGTACCATTGTACCTCCTTCTAATCAAAGATCCTTGATTTAAATCTGTTGGGAGGCTTAGTCTCAGATCGTTTTCATCTGCAACTGGTGGACCCATATATCTGCATCCATTACCTCTATAATGAAAAGAGCAGTAGCGCGCCATTACAGTTCTTCTTGGAAAAGTAACGTTTTCAATTTCCAGCGGCGAAGCTAATTCAAGTTCAATCGCTGCCCTGTTTTCGCTCGCCCTTCTGAGAACAAAAAACACTTGATCTTCTAACCCAGCCGTAGCGTCAGCTGACCCGTAGGGATTCCGACCTTCGGCAAAGTTAGCGTTGTCAAGAAACTTTAAAAATGTTCTTTTTCTGACCACCTTAGCGCCAACAAGGTTATTGTAACGTCTAATTAAATTAGATACGAAGAAATCTTGATTGGAAACCGCCAGCTTTGGTCTTGGTAAGCTGCCGTCACCTTTGCTTTCAAATCCAGAACTCTGAATTGGAAATGGCAGATACTCAACGCCCTGCCAGTATATCGAACCATTTATTCCATTAGTTCCGCCGTGAATGTAAAGTTTATCATCAGGAGTATTAACGTAATCATAATAAATAACGAAAAACTCCAGAAGAGCGGTTGGCTCTAATGAAAATAGTTCAGAATTTACCTTTTGACTAGATTCCCTAGACATTTCCTTTTACCTTTAGATTATATTACACTGATGGACCCTAAAAGCAAGATAAAAATAGATTCTTTTGAGGTCAGTAGGATGTACCTGACAGACATTCCAGAGGTATTAAAAATGGCCATTGAGGCCCAATCCTCTTTCGGAGTTAACCCAATATCGTCTCCCACAGCCTTTATCCAAGAAATGAGCAGGGTATTGCAGGCGAATACTAGATTTTCGTTTGTTTTCCGTTCAAATAATAAAATATTTGCAGCTTTCATCTTTAGCGCGAAAACAACTAAAAGCGCCGATTTCCTTTATGCTTTCTCAAATCCTAGAATTATTCAAACAGAAGAAATGTACGAGGCGTTCTCAAATAAACTAAAGGAGATGCCTTTTGATGTTATTTATGCTTATGTCTTGAAGAAGAGAAAAAGATTTGAAGTTTACGTCAGATTTTTAAAATCTATTGGATTTAAAAAGATTTTTAATGAAAATGATGTTTATCTGGTGATTTCGAACGAAAAAGCTTGACAAAGGATCATTGGTCGCTTAAATTCATAGCAATGAATTTAAACAGGCTCGTAAGCCTTGCCAGAAACTTAATCATCTACGACGACATCGAGTTGCGGTGTCGGCACTTCGCATTCATTTTAAACAAAAGCAAAATAGTTTCTATCGGGCGAAACTCCAAGAAGTCTCACCCAATTAACCAAAAGTATGGTTATTTTGACGGAAGTGGTTTACACGCAGAGGCTTGCGCGGTAATTAAGTCTGGAAATATCGACCATTCAAGGCATACTTTAGTCACGTTTCGTATTGACAGGAACAATAAAGTTGCTATGGGTAAGCCGTGCAGACACTGCCAAAAGCTTCTCAACGACGTTAACTTTAAGGAGATTTATTATTCTGATGAACAAGGACAATTCCAAAAAGCCTGAAGATATCATTTCTGATGGATTCGGCAGTAGCTGGGTAAAGTGCAAGATGGGCGAGGCGTGTGGTTTGCACGTTGTTCGCCCCGGCAAGTCTCAGTGCTGGTGCGACTCTAAAACAGCTTTCCTGTACGAGGACAGCTTTGAGTCAAAAGATAAGGCTCGGCTTGCTGGTTGGGCTGGAGATGGCTGGTATTTTTGGGGGGAAGATGATGTGTCCTGCTACGGACCCTACAAAACTGAATTGGAAACTAAGCGGGACTTTCTAAGATACTTAAACTCAATTTAATGAATATTTTAATTATTGAAGCTACCAGCAAGCGGAAGCCGCTGGCTGAAGATTACAGTGACACTTCCATTGTTCATTGCCGTAATAGTCTTATTTTAAAGAAAGCTCTTGGCGCCGATCTTCTTGACGGCGAGTACTTCCTACCAGAAGTACTGAAGAAGCAGTACGACATCATCATCTGCTGCTACGCTTCGCCGTATATGCCGCACGTACCTTACCGTCAGGTTCTTGAGAAGAACCCCAAGGCAAGGTATATCTGGCTTGTAAACGATCACGATATCGAGGATAACCAGCTTCTCCGCTGGGGTATCATTAATATGGGGCTGACCTATGATATGATCTGCAACAATCCCAGAGAAGGCTATCGTCACTGGATTTTGAATAAAAACATTGCAAATAAGAAACTTAATGATTTTATTAACAAGTGGCTCACAGTTAATTTAAACTCGCTGATTATGGACGAGAACAGAACTCCTGTTGACCACTCACAGAAGAATGGTGTCATTTATTACGGCACCTACCGCAAATGGCGCGCCGAGTCGTTCAAGAAGTTCCTAACTGAAGGAGTGTTTCTTTCTGCTTCAAATAAGAATTGGAAAAAATTCCAAGCTCTTGGCTGCAATTGCAACTATATGCCCAAGCTTGAATGGCAGAAGAACAATGAGGATCTTCGCAAGTTCAAGTACTCCATTTATATGGAGGACGAGCACACTCATAAGAACTATGCGTTTCTTGCCAATCGCTTCTACGAGGCTTTGATGGCAGATGTGGTTATGCTGTTTGATGCTGACTGCGCCAATACTATTCAAAAGTGCGGCTACACCATTCCCGAGCGCCTAATCATCGATAACGAAAAACTGAAGAGTGGCGTAGTTAAGTACGCAGAATCTCTTGCTTTTCAAGCAAACCTGATGTATCAACAGACATTCTTTGATCAAGCGATAGACGAAAAACGAACCGCAATTAAGCAAATAAAAGATTTTCTCGTATGAAATACAAAGGACGAATTGAACTGACGCCAAAGTCAGCAAAGCATCTCGGAGTCGATGTCAAAAGACAATATGAGATCGATCTCCTGTCAAAGGCGAAAGTCATCTCAAATAATAATTATATTTTAATTTCAGTACCGGAAATCGGTATTGAAGGCGAAATCCAAGTCAACGAAACTAATTTCTTCACCCAAGAACTTGAAATTAAAGGATGGTTCTCTGTTAATCCAGAAGCCTACCTTTGCCAAGTCAGGTTGATTTTACAATGAGATATAAAATAAACACCACCGTCAACGTCTTTGGCGATCAATTAGTTTATGGCGCCTCTGGACAGCAAGTCACCCTTTACAAGGACGACTGCATTCGAATTGTTAGTCGTATGAAAGATATGTGGAGCAATGATATCGAGCATTGGCAAACTTCCTGCGGATGGCTCTTAAAAATCACACAAGATATTTTACCATATTTTGACAAGGACGAAGATCAACAATGATGACACTAAAGGAGCAGGAAGACAAAGTTTACGAAGAGTTTTTGAAAGTCAAAGGTGACTTTGAGACACTTCTTGATCGCAAGATCACGCGAAAGAACTTCAAGAAGGCGATAATCGACACGACAAGAATTGCCGCCAGCGAGATGTCAAAGCTTGAAGCGGATGATGGAGTCCGAGACAATATCGCGGAGTTCTTTAAGGTTTGCCACAGTTATCTTGGAGAAGTTGTCTGGGCCGAGATCAAGGAAAAGAATATTAAAATTTTCATCCACTACGAGGACACTCCAATGCTAGCTTGGAACATTCCAATCGATATGTTCTTTTCTCAGCAGGAGCAGTACGAAGTTGGGGTGAAGATGATCACCAACAGTTTACAGGAGTGCTTTATTTCGTTCTTCCTTTCTCCAGAACTTCGTCAGTCCGTGATCAAAGGGGACGAGTCAGCGATTAGAATTCTTTACAATTCGTTTAATCGCCCCTCAATGGATTCCAGCGTAGTCAACCTCAAGATGCTGAAGGAATGCTTCCCAGACTTTTACAAGTACATCACAACAGAGCTTGACATTATGACCGTAGAGCAGATGGAAGCGTTTGTTAAAAATAAGAACGGTAAAAAGGTGCGTGGCTCAAAGAAGGCTTAACGTGTACGAAAGGCCGACAGTTTGCACTGAACCGTTATGGTTTGGTTTGGGCGATACAATGCATTTCTTACCAGTTGTAAAGAAATTAAGCAAGACGCTGAACTCTAAAATCGACATCATCACCCAGCATCCTCAAGTCTTCCGAAATAATCCTTATGTTGCTGCTATCTTTAATCTGCAAGATTATAATTTCAAGATACAAGAAGGGAACCCCTACTTCTTCGCGCCGTTAAGAAACAAGAATCCGTTCTGGTTTAATATTGATATTAAACAGTATATTGCTCACTCGCTTGGATTTGAACTGCTTGATGACGAGAGGGTTCTGGAGTTTTATCCAGAACCATTTGTGAATGTCGATTTGCCAAATAAGTATGTATTAATCACTCCAGCAAAACGCGGCGTCGACAGAGACTTTGGCAAAGATGGCTGGCAGAAAATAGTGAATGAGTTAAACGCAAATAAGATTCCTGTTGTTCTTGAAGGGGCTGGCGAGTATCACGAACTGGACGTTGAGCTAGGATTAAACCTTTGCGGGCAAATAAATTCATTGAGCCAGACTTGGCACTTGATGAACAAAGCCCACTCTTACGTCACCTTTGATACTGGGATGTACATCCTAGCAGGCTCAACAGGAACGCAAATATTCTTAATAGATTCTTACTTTGAGAATCGCTGGCACAAGCCATTCAGAAAAGGCAGTCTCGATTATAAATTAAAAGTAATTGAGGGAGATTGCGCCGAAAAATGTTTGGGTAATTTGAAATACTATGTTCGCGAATCTGGCCTGCATCAGTTCAAGGTACAGCAGTGCCAGTTAAAGTACGATTCTTTCAAGTGTATCCCAAGCGTTGAAAAGGTCGCCAAAGAAGTTGTAAATCATTACAATGCCGTATCTTAATTCTAATATCCCGACATTCTTCGCTTACCTCAAGAGCGACTTCCTGTATAATAATACTAATAAAAATACGGAATATATCCCTTGCGAAGTGTTTGGCGTTACCTCTCTAACCAGACGGTGTTTATTGTTTCAGATTATGACCGAGTTTGGGTCAAGACACGATAGAGTGCCAATTCATTATCTGGTCAGAGACCCAAAGCATTCCAAGCTTGATCTCGATTGGTTGCAGCTTTGGGACTGCTACTCAAATTCCCTTTCAGTTACCAGATACGAGTACCACAAGAACGCTTCTGTTGAAGTGCAGTTGAAGAATCGTGAATGGATTGAGGGCAAATATCTATTCACAATAGACTGGCACGATAACCCCGACGCAGCTTACGGTTATTCTGAAATGGCTGGAGGCCACAAGTGCGGACATCTTATCTGGGGATTACAGAACAAGAAAGGCGATCCGGTTAATCAGTTATTCCTACAGCCAAATAACCGACTGATTTGGAAAGATGGCGGCGCTTTTATTTCCAAAAAGCTTGACAAGAAGCCCGATTGGAAGGTATTTGAAGGAGAGTTCACTTGCGAAGGCAAAGGCAAGTGGGTCGCTGAAGACAACTACGACTACTTTTATCAATTTAAAAATAACGAATGATCGAAGTTCAAATAAGTAATGATATGATTAGCGAGGCTTTGGAAAGAGCCGCGCAAGTTCCAATTTTGAACAATTCGGACACAAATAATCACGGAACCAAGATAGCTGCTCTCTCTGATCTGATGGTTCAGAAGACTTGGGGCGGGCGAATCGTATCCGATATGAGCTTCGATTTCGATTGGATCTCACCCAAGCTATTTTTATTTGAAATTAAATCCAAGGAGCGCAATGTTGTACCACAGCCTTGGCACAACTGCACAGTAAAGGAGTACAATACCAAACAGAAATGCGACTACTACCTGTTCACCAGCATCTTTGGGGACTACAGCAGAGGCTGGATTCTTGGCTACATCAAGAAAAGCGATTTCTTTGAGCAAGCTACATTCTTCAAGGGCGGCGACTTTGATCCCGATCCAAGAGGAGACCGATACAAGTTCCCGTCTAATTGTTTTAATTTGAAAATCGAGCAGTTGCACTGTTGACAAGCTGCCATTGATCTGACTCGCTCACCCTATGCAACTCGCACTTTGCTGCATCTCCAACGTCCTTGCTGACCAAGGTCATAAGTTCCAGACTATGACCCTTACTCGCTTTCTCAAGCTTCCCCGCGCAGAAGCTATCAACACCGTAAGCGAGCGTATCCTCAACAACTTCCTTGTTACCAATCGCGTCATCCAGCACTGCGCTGACTCTGGCATCGCAGGCTATCGCCTCTCCTCTGCGCTCGTTCCCGTCATCTCTCACCCCATCGTCAACTTGCGCTTGCAGGACTTGCCCAACTGGTCCGACATTCGCGCTGCGCTCGACCAGATTGCAGCCACTATCGTTCGTACCGGCGTTCGCGTTTCCGCTCACCCCTCCGAGTACATCACGCTCACCAGTCTCGATCCTACCGCCATCCGCAACAGCGTTGACGATCTCACTCAGCACGCTGACATCTTCGACCTTATCGGCTTGCCACAAGACTACCGTTCACCTCTCAACATCCATTGCCGTCAAGACGGCGACCCTGTAGAGATTTCACAACGTTTCCTGTCCGTCTTCCGTACCCTGCCTGCCAACGTTCGCAATCGTCTTGTCATCGAGGTCAACGACAACGTTAGCGGCACTTGGTCTATCCGTAACCTTTTTCAGTACTTCTACTTGACAGCAGGCATTCCTGTCACCTACGATTCGCTCCATCGCCAGTTCTGCAATCACGGCAACGATGACTCTGCTGATTTCCATCTCGCTCATTCTACTTGGCCTACTACCCCTCTGTTTCATTACTCCGAGGGTGTCGATGGCACGCGCAAACACGCCGATATGCCCACAGGCATTCCCAATTCCTACGGCAAACCCGTGTTCTTCGACGTAGAACTCAAGTCCAAAGATCACGCCATTTTTCACATCCTCCAACAATGCAAAGCAAAATAGACAGTACAAAAGATAAGGTCGCCGCCTTTTTAATTGATAAAAATATCCCATTTGAAATTGCGCCGATCAACCTAGAGCACGAAAGCGAGAAGAAGTCCGTCACCGGCTACAAGGTAGTGATCGCCGCGCTCTCCAGCGTAATCGCGTGGAACTTCAAGTCACGCAAGGTCGAGTTCCTTGCGCTGAACGAGAACCTCATCCAGCACCTTGTGTCGGAGGGAATGTCCGACGAGCAGATTATGGAGCAGGGTAAGGTGTGGATTCACATCAAGACCTTCGCCTCCTACAAGAAGTTTCTGACGCTGTGCGTCGAGCCAGCGAATTAAAACTAATTAAAATGAATCGCCCAATCATCTATTCTTCCAAGAACGTTAACGACGTATACTGGGTCTACCAGCAGGCAAATTCTGCTTTCCTCAAGCACTTCAAGCACCAAGGAGACTTCGCGATTTCGTTCACCAGCAAAGATCCGCTCTTCTCTTTGGCGGTTGAAGACCCTTCAGAAAACGAGTTTAAGTGGCTCACTGACAAAGTTTTAGAAATTCTCTCAGAAAAAGTTAAACAAACCGCTTGACGGCAGGCAGGGAATCAACGATACTCTGCTCACCAAATTGCTCCAATGATTGTTCAAACCATCCAGCGCAACGTTGTTGAATCCAGCGACTTCAAGTCTGAAATCGCTACTATCGATCCGCAGGAGATGCGCTACATCTCCTCGCTCCTCCGCAACAATTACTCCGAGCCGATTTTGGCTACGGTTCGCGAGACCGTTGCCAACGCCCTTGACGCCAACTCTGGCGCGAATCGGCCCATCGAGATCACTTGCCCGAGCTTCCAAGACCCTGTTTTCAAGGTCCGCGATTTCGGCGCTGGCTTGTCTGAGGAAGACCTCTTTGGTCTTTACACCAAGTACGGTCGCTCCACCAAGCGCGACGACAACACTTGCATTGGTGGATTCGGTATCGGTCGCTTTGCTCCTCTGTCCTACACCGACACTTTCAACGTCGTTTCCCGTAACAACGGCAAGGAAGTGATCATCTCCGTCTACGTTGACGAGGAGGGTAACACTCGCTTCACCAAGCTTGGCGAGCAGGCTTGCACTGGCGAGAGCGGCTTGGAGATCATCGTTGCAGTGAAGATGGACAACCTGTCCGAATTCAAGGAGGCTATTGCTTACTGCACTTGTTTCCTCGACAAGGATTTCGTTCTGCACGGTATGCAGAAGATCGTCACGAACTGGACCGTTAAGACCGATTCTTGGGGGCACTTCAGTGAAGCAGAAAATGATGCAGATGGCAATCATCCTTGCCATCACGGCGCGAATGCCTTGCTTGTTATGGGCGGCGTTCCTTACCCTGTTGACCTTGGAACCTTGATCACTGTCGGGACTCAGGGCAAGATTGCCGAGTTCATCTCCGTGATTAATAATCGCGGCTACTCTGCTCGCAATTTCGTTTTCTTCGTTCCCGTTGGCTCTGTGTCCCTGCACCACTCTCGCGAGAGTCTGGAATACAACCCGCGCACCAAGTCCTTTTTAATTAATTTTTTTAACAAGGTTCAGTCCGAGATGCTGGAGGACTTCCAGAGCAATCTCAGCAAGTTTAACGACTTCTCAGACTTCGTTGACGCGCAATCTAAAATCTGCGCCAACCCCATCTTTCGGACGATTGCTAATCGGGAGTTCGTTTTCACTTCAGCTTCCGGTCAGACCTTCAAGTCGAACTGCTTGCAGAAGGTCAATGACATTCTGATTGCAGCCTTCTCCCAAAACATCCGCAGGCGTCGTTCTAGCTCCTCTGCTTTCAAGCGGATCAACCTTACCAAGGAGAACATTTACATCGAGGACATTTTTGACTCCAAGGCAAACAACTATCTCTTGGTAGCCGACGAGCGCAGTTATATGAACTGCATCAATTGGATCTTTGCCGAAAAGCCTTTTGAGTTCAATAACATCTTCGTTGTCTCCAAGGAAAACGCTGAGAAGACCCTTCTCATCAACCACACCAAGAGCAAGAATATCCTGTTCGTTTCTAAGACCTCCAAGATCGTTCGTCCCAAGGCTGGAGCGACAGATGTCTTGAGGCTTTGGAAGACTGGCGATTCTCTCTACGGCAATCATTACGTTAAAACCACAGCGCCGAGCGAGGATTTCCATTATGTTCTGATTGACAGGAACAACAGCAAGCACCCTAGCAATCACGAAATTACTTTCGGTCGTTCCCGCCTTCATCTGAAGAGCAGCAGCCTCTATCACTTTATCATTGAAACCTCAAATAAGCTTGGCATCAAAATCGATGCTCTCTACGGGATTTATAACGAATTAAATCTCCCGCCTAACGCCAAGAACCTCTTCACTGAGTTTTCGGATAAGTTCAAGGCTCTGGCGAAGAAGAACGAGGATATTCTCGCCAAGAAAGCTGGGGCTCTGCACTACAGGTCGCTGCTTGAGCGTTCAATGTCGAACACTAGCAACACTGTGTTCCGGCTTGACTTGTCCGCCTCGTTGGGCAAAGACCATCCCCTCTCCAAGATCGGGGCTAAGGCTTTCGACAGGGTTTCCTACAGCGATGACCTTCAAGAGAAGGAAATCGATTTGATCTCCAGTATCACCAGCAAGGGCACTTTCGAGATGGAAGACCTTCCCGTCGATCAGAAGAAGATCGAGAATGAAGTTATGTTTGTGGTCAACAAGTACCCGATGCTGAAGCATCTTGGCTGGAGTCACGGTGCAGAAGCCTCAACCGACATCATCAACTACATCAAGTTTATCGATCAGCACTCTTGATATTTTCCCATCAACCCATAACATACAATACCTAGTATTATGAATAAGCCCGCCTACATTATGCGCGACGAGTCTATCACGGTCATCGTGGAGAATCGTCCTTACACGGTCGAGAAGACGCACCCGAACTTCCTTCCTCTCCGTAAGGCTTTGCTGAATGGAGACTACAGCGACATTCCGAACCTCGTTTCGGTGCCGCACGTTATCAAGAATATGACTCGCGGCTCGATCCGTATCGAGAACGAGAAAGTGTTCTACAAGAACCATCAGCTTCACGGCGTCGTTGTGAACAAGCTGATCGAGATGCTGAAGGCTGGCGCGACTGACGCTGACCCTCTCCTGCTCTTCATCGAGCGTCTGATGGCGAATCCTTCCGCCAACTCTGTCAACGAGCTTTACACGTTCCTGTCTTACAAGAACTTGCCGATCACTCCCGCTGGAACTTTCTTGGCCTACAAGGGGGTTAAAAATGATTTTTATTCCCGTCAGGCCAACAAGGACACTATCGTTGTGCAGGGCAAGACGGACTCCACTGGCGCCATCTTCAATGGTGTCGGTGAGACCATCGAGGTTGCTCGCCGCTCGGTCGATGACGTTAAGGACAATCACTGCTCCTTTGGCCTGCACGTAGGCAGCTACGATTACGCGAACAACTGGGCTGGCAATGACGGTCGTCTGTTGCTGGTGGAGGTCGATCCCGCTGATGCTGTCAGCGTGCCGACTGACGCCAACTTCCAGAAGCTCCGCACCGCTCGCTACAAGGTCGTTGCCGACATCACTCCCGAGCGCAAGGAGATTCCCGATGCGGTCTACAA